ATTTATTTACTGGGGGCGGGGACGGAATCGTTGCCGACATCAAGACCAAAGAATTCACCGACCCAACCAAAGTTGTTGGATACGATGAACACCTGATGCAACTCTCCGCATATCGCGTTGGTTTGGGTATCCCCAAAGCGCGTTGTGCAAACGTATTTGTATCTCGTAACGTACCTGACCTAGTTGTGGTAAAGGAATGGGGTGCGGATGACCTAGACCGTGGGTGGGAGATGTTCACTCACCTACTTCAATTTTGGCAAATCAAAAACTCACATAACTAAGAGGTAAAAAATGGATTTAAGTGAAGAAACCGTCAAGCAGATTTTTTTCTATTGCGATGAAAAAAGACCAAATTCGCTTTATGCGGATGAGGTAGACATCCTACAGTTTGCTGAGAAAATTGCTCTATTTGTCGCTCCTCAAATCGCAATGAAGGAACACCAAAGATGCGTACAAATCGTCGGCGATATGAACCAAGAAGTAGCGAACTCTCTGAACAATCAGAAACCCAAATTCTAGAAGTCATACAAGAGGCTTATGAAAAAGGGTTCGACGATGGTATGGATTCCGCTCGTGAGCAATTCATGCAGACTCAATACCTAATCTTTAATACAGAAGGTAGCGCCTAAAAAAAGCCCCCCGTGAGGGGGGCTAAAAGGAGAGTGGCAACTGCTCCTCGAAACTTATTTTTCTGGACTGTCTTTTAATAAACGTCTGCCAAGTTCGTATCCATACAAAGGAACTGCGGCAAGAGCGCCAGCGCCTCGTGCTTTGGTTAATCCTTTGCCTGCTGGGGGTAGCATAGCCATACCCACAGAACCCGCCTGCAAAGCCTTTAAAACGCCTTCGCTGGTGTCTCCAGCCTTGAACCTTGCAAGTGCCTCTTGATAACTCATAACGCCTGCAAACCCCGCTCCTCCCCCTATTAGGGTACGAGGGACAACCCCCATCTTGGCAGTACCCACCCCAACCGATTCCAAAGGACGAGTTAAAGTGCTTGGTTGGTCGCCTGCACGCTCCAGTCTACGTCTGGCAACTTCAGCGTCCGATTGCGCTTTGGTTACCTGTCTAACAATTGGGTTGGTAATTTTGCGTTGCTCTGAAAGTATGTTGAGTCTCGCTCCCTGTTGGGCGCGTTCTTGGCGCAAACGTTCTAACTCATACTCACGATATAAGCGGGTTCCCTCGTTTTGAGCGTTCAATTCTTCTTGTTGTAAACGGGTTTCTTCCGCTCTTTTGGTCAACTCAGCGTTGCGCTCCTCAGCTTTCTTAGCCTCATCCGCTTGACGTTCGGCTACCGTTGTTGGTGGTAGCGCTAACTGCACACCGCCTGCGGTACGAGCCAAACTGAAATCACCCAAACCCAAGTCAGCTTGTTTTTGGATTGCAAGTGCATTAGCATCAATAATCGCTTGACCACCTCTAGGGTTGTCTTTCCTCATATTGAGTGCTTGGTTAGCAAGAACTTCTGGTACATCGTCAGACATAGCGCGAACGTAATTAACCGCACCAGAATCTCCAGCTTTTGTTCTGGAAGGTATCTCCACAGACTCTGGAACATCCATTGAAGCAGGAACAATTGAAGTGGGTAATTTTTGCTTTAGTTGTTCTTGAGCAAGCCTTTGTTCGTTCTTTAGGCGTTCTAATTCTTGCTTGGTTTGATTAAATTGATTTTCTAGTTCATCTACGCCACTTGGAGCGTAGTATTCAAGGTTTTGACGCGCAACTTCTACCTTGTCTCTTGCAACACGATACGCTTCTTCCGCCTTAGATGTATCAATCTTTGGGGAGACCTTTGGGTCAGTAAGCATGGGGAGTAAAGCATTGATTCCAGCGCCAGCAATTGCACCCATTTCAGGAGCGCTGATGCCACCCTGCTTGTCGTCTGGGTTTGCAATTGTTGAGGATTTGTTGCGCTCCGCCTCTTCTTGCTCACGTTTAAACTTAGAAGACTCCGACTCGTAACTCTCAAAAGGACTGCCTTCTTTTTTGTCACCGTCCTCCGCATAAAAGTTAGACGTGAGTTTGTAAGCGCCACGAATTGCTTTCTCGTAACCCTCGTCCTCAGCGTATGCGCCCTTAACACCCGTGCGCAAACCTTCAGCGTACTTGGTGATGTCGTCGCCAGCGTTGAGTGCTTTGGGATATAAACGACGCATCATGTGCGCGTAGTAATCCCCAAAAGCCTCTGGACTTTCAAAGTTCACATAGTTGTCTTTGGATTTGCTCTTGTTGTCCACTGCTGAAGTGCCTGTACCAGACACATCTTTGATGTTGCCAAAGTTGAAGTGACCCACCATCTTGCGACCGTAGTCAGTTTCTACGCCCCACTGAGCCAACAGCACCGAAGGAGCAACACCAATTTGTTTGCCAACTTGCTCGGCAATTGGGCTGTACTCTTCAGCAAACATTTTTACATGGTCATTTGCCATATCACTCCCCTTCGCGCTTCTTACGAATTACGCCTGTTTTTCCGTCTCGAACGTAGCCGGGAGGGACAGACGAGTCCGAGGATGGAAGCGGAGTTGCTGAAGCTGGCGCAGAAGCGGGAGGAGATGCAGAGGTTGAAGACGTTGTCGTTTTGTCTTTCTTTTTAGGAGACAACAAATCTAAATTGTCTTCACGAACTTTGTCAAGCGTAGCACGGTAATCTTTTTTGAGATTTTTGAAATCTTCGTCTACAAGAAACTCGCCGTAAGACATGGTGTTTTTCTTTTTGTCCCAAAGTTTGTAACGCTCTTCATCAAACATCCCTTGCATTTTTAGTGCGTCAGACTTCAAAATAATTGCACGTTGGCTGTCAGAAGGCAACGCATAAATACCACCAAGCAATTTGGTTTCGTAATCGGAGGTGGAGCCTTCGCCCGGTGTCCGATTCAACTGACGACCACGCGATTGCAACTGTGCGCTCTTTTGCATAAACATCTGTAATGCAGTTAAATCGTTTTCACTGAGTTTGTACTGGCTAATGGTTGCGACGGGCAGGTTAATGTTGTAGTTGCCAAGATTCACGCCTTCTTGAACAGCACGAGCAACAGCACCAGCAAGCCCCGGTTTGTTCATGAGTTCAAACACCAACGGATTGTTCTTTGCATAGCCAATCATGTCGTCAGCAATGTTGCTGTTTTCAAATGCCGCTTCGGCTTGTGTTTGCAATCTAGCGGCAAGTTTCTCACCAGACTGAACGCGTTGCTTTGCCGTTTCAGTTGCGGTTTCTTCTTCCGCTTTTTGCTCAGACGTAGATTTAGCGCGACCAATTGGTGCAGGTTCTTCTCCAGCTTTTGGAATCTTACGCGCACGAGCCTGCTCTGGCTCAAGGTAACCCTTGCTATCGTAAAAGTTAAGCAACTTCTGTTCGTCGCCATCGCTTAGGTATTGTTTGAGCGCCGCTTGGTAGTCAGCGTACTCTTGCACGTTCATCTCGCGTTCGGTGCGACCACCACGAGGAATGACTTTGCGCTTGTCTTGACCTAGCTTCTCGCGCTCAATACGGTTTTTTTCTTCGCCCTCTTGAGCCTTACGAATCTCGGTCAAAGTTGCAAGCATCTTTGGCGCAACGCGACTAGCTAACAACAACACCTCGTCAGTGATTGGGATGCGCCCTTGACGCGCCGCGCTCAAAACCTGTTGAGAGTTTGGTGCGGTGGAGACGTCAACAGGAGAAACGGTGTTGGAAACTCTTAGTTGTCCAGTTGGCGTGGTCACTGCACCGCCCGCAGGTGCAGGTGCGCTAGAAGGTCTTGGCCCACCCATCAACTGACTTATTAACTTATCACCACCAAGCTGTTGACGAAACTCCATCTCTTTTCCAGCAAGTTCCATCTCCATCTTTTGATTTTCACGTTCTTGAAGAAGTTCCCGCTCCGACGCAAGTCCTGCCCCCTCCGCCGCGTTTCCTAGCGACTCACCAAAAGAACCAGTCTTAGTCGGTTTTAGGAACCCTGCACCAGCTTGCATTAAAACAGGGTCAAACATCCTGCTCTTGCGGTCATTTAATCCTGCGCGTAAACGCAACAAGATAAGGTTCATCTCCTCGCGTTGGTCTCCAAGGTCATCAACAATCGACTCTTTTAAACCAGTCGGTTTCGGTTTGTTTATTTCTTCAAGGTTTTCAGCTTGCACTGCGCCCGTGTCAAACTTGCCCGCATTCTGTGCAGGAAGTTTTGTTTGAGTGGCGGAGGCTTGACCCAAACCACCTTGTGTTGGAATTGCCATTATTTACCCCACTAAGTAGCCATCGGCATCGTAAAAATTTCCGTTGCCATCGTGATATTCCGCGCCAGACGGAGCCATTCCACCATCAGCGAGGCGAACACCTCCACCGTCTGCTTTTTTGATTGCTCCGCCGTCAGCGCCTTTCAGATTTTTAATTTGCCTTTGAAGAAGTTGATTTTGCAAATCTTGAGTTGCTGTTTGTTGAGGGAACAGTGAAGCCACCAAAGAACCCAAGCCAGCAATTTGAGACAACGGGCTGTTGGAGTAACCCTCGGAACCAGTAGCTTGCGTGGTTGTACCCATAGGTATTTGATAACCTTGGAGCAACTTGGCAAACTGTTGGCTTTGAGCCATTGGGTAGTCAAGCAACTTTTGACCTTGAGCCTGTTGTTGAGAACCGTAGTCAGACATGGTTTTTAAACCAGCCAAACCCAAACCTTGTTGGGCTTGACCTAAGTTTTCAAAAGCCTGTCCAGCATTTAAGGCGCGAGACAAGTCTGTCTGAGCCTGTGTGCCAGCTTGCGTATAGCCTTGTTGAAGCGCTTGCGTTTGCTTGCCCAACAAGTCAGCTTGGATGTCGCGCAATGCGTTTCCAGTAACCTGAGACTGACGACGTGAACCAAATTGACCAGACCCCACCGCCGCCGCGCCAAGGTTAGGCAAGATGTTTTCTTGCACGTTGCGATTGGTCAATCGACCCATCTCGTCCACCACGGAACTGGTGTATGGGTTCATGTAGTCAGCGATGACGTCAGGAACGGTAGTAGCGCCTGCCTGACCTAACAATTGGGAAGATGCACCCATAGACCCAGCGCCAGCAAATGCAAGGTCTGGAGCCATTTGAAAGGCTTGCTGTTGCAGTGGAGAGAACCCAGCTACACCACCTTGTTGGACAGCGTTCTGACCTAAGTTAGCAATGTCTTGTAAGTAATTCGTGTAAAACTCTGGAGCCGTCTGTTGGGCTTCCGTCGTCTTGGTAATTGCGGGTAATGGGTCACCCTGAAATAAGCCAGCCATTATTTCGCTCCTTTAAGGTATGAGGTCAACGCCTTAGTTTTTGGCGGTATCTTGTTGATTGGGGCAGAGCGCTTGTGAGCGCGAATGCCCTCACGGAACTTGTCCAAAGCCTGTGCGCCTGCCTTAGTTGAACCGTTACCAATTTGGGCTACGGTCTCAGAATCAATTACATACTCGCCGTCCGCAAGCATAGCTGGAATGTCGTCCGATTGTCCATCGCCTTCTCCATGCACTGCGGAGCCTTGGCGGAAATCCATTCGACCTTCGACCATTGGTACGTTAGAAACGTGAGGCAAGCCACCCTTGCGCATTGGAGGGGGCATACCCTGCTGTTGAGGCATCATGCCCTGCTGTGGCATTCCTTGTGGCGTTTGTTGCGCCATTTGTTGGGGCATTTGCTGAGGTAGACCTTGTTGTTGAGCCTGTTGTGCAGGTTGCTGTTGACCAATCTGAGGCATCATCTCAGGTGGATTCATTGGAGGTTGTGGGCGCATACCCAAGTTTGCCAAGATGTCCGCAGGTTGACCAAACGTGTAGTACGAGGATACAGGTGTAGCCATAGAGGACAAACCACCAGAAGCCATCTTTGGTGCTTCTTCAATAGGAGCCTCTTCGTAACCGTAGTCACCCTCATTTACTGGGTTGTACGCAGGAGCATTCAAGTTAGTTAACAACTCTACATTCGGGGTGTAATCACCTTGGTCTGTACCGTATTGGTCGTAGCCAACAAAGTTGGTCGGGCCAATCCCAAAATTAGTTGTGCGTGGGTTGATAACACCAACCTTAGACATATCCAAACCTTGGTTTGTAGAACCACCACCAAAGTCAGAACCTAATAGAGAGGCAACCAAAGCGCCAGCACCTGCCGCTGGGAGCGCCCCAGTTATTTTGTCTAAAGTTCCCTGACTCATTCCAGTAAGGTCTTTAACACCTTTAGATAGGGTGCTTCCTATATTGTCAAAAAATGAACCACCACCAGAACTAGCAACGTTTGTTGCATCGGTAGAGTGAATTGGATTCATATTTTCGTCAACGGTCATAGTGCTACCGTCTTCATAAACTTGAGTTGCTGTTCCATCCCCATTGGAGACATACCCCGCTGGAAACGAGGAACCAAGTTCTCTGTTTGACGTCACGCCAGTTGTCGAGTCGTAGGTGGCTGGCCCGTACCCCGCATCAAGCGTTACCTTTTTAGACGTAAGAGGTGTTGACGGAGTTTGTGAACCGTAGAACCTACCTTCTGAATCGTAGCTGTCTATCGTTCCATCATCATAAGTAACGGTGTAAGAACCATCATCATAGGTATCAGTTATGCCACCCCCTGCGTAACCTTGAATATCTCCGCCATTTTTCATCATAGTAATCAACCCCCCGCCCTTGACTGTGTAGTCTGAATTTTCTGTGTAATCGGTGTTGTCTGCCAATAACGCATCGTTGTTTGCAAAATAATCGTCATAATTAAAATCAGTATTCCATTCGCCATTTTCAGACAACGTCCACACCGCCCCACTGTCTGGGTCAGTCCAAGTGTTTTCAGCTAAATTTTCAGATAAGTTTTCATCCAAGTTTTCAGCTAAATTATCATCTTGATTGTTGTAATCAGTTGGAATTGTGCCGTCAGCAGAAGCAACAAAATCATACTCACCATAGGCGTTCATAGTGTAGTAATTACCTTGGTCGTCTTGGAAATATTGAGGGGTTCCGTCGCTTGACACATCCGCAGTTGTAGAACCAAGACCGCGAGTTGGGGCTTCGTCCTTAACAAGAGTCTCATTGGGCGACAAGCTATCTTCAACGGCAACCATGTTTGGTGGATAGACGCTAGTGTCTTCTGGTACTTCCTTAGCGCGGTAAAGCACAGATGTTCCATCTGGCATTGTCTTGTAGGTATTACCTAAAGAGTCGGTTGTGTATTCTGTTTTTTCGTTACCAAAACCAGTTCCAGTAGGTAAACCAGTAGTAGGATTTTTTACAACGCTAGTTGGGTTGCTTCTAATAAGTTCTTTTGCTTTTTTAACTGCGGCGTCGGTGGCTCTTTGCACCGCACCAGAAATAACTGGTGTTGTTGCGTTTGCATTAGTCGCTGGCTTACCAGTAACCTTGTTAATTAAAGCACCCGCGCCCACACCAAGAGCCGCTCCCGTTAGCGCATTCATTACCTTGCTAGATGTAGATGACGAGGTAGGCGTTTTTGATATTGTTGGTTTTGTTGTTGTTGTAGGTGAAGTAGTAATAGACGTTGGGGCTGTTGACGTCTTGTTAGCTACCGCAGGTGACGTAGTAGTCTTTGAAGTCAAGGACGGTGCTGTTGCACCACTCGAAGTAATTGATTTATTTGTTGATGCACTTAATGCTGGCGCATTATTTAATGATTTTCTAACAACACTACTTAATGGTACGCGTTCAATTCCCTTTGCTTCGGGTAATTGTTTTTTAGAGGTACGTTTTTTTAGAATAGCCATGTCTTATCCTGTTTTTTTCAGCAATGAAGATAGACCTGCAATATTAGTCACAGGACTTAATCTAGCTGTGCTTGGCAAAGTCCTTGGAGGCATAGCGCCAGCCCTTTGAATTGGCATCAACTTTGACACATCCATTTTTGCTTGTGGGGGCATAGCGGGCATTCGAGGTCTTGCGCCAGCCATTTGCAAAGCACCAGTGGGTGGTCTTGTTGTTGGTTTTTTTCGAGTTAAATTTGACTTGAGTAAGTTGCCAAGCGTAGCAACCAAAGGTTTTGTGACGTCGGTAGCTTTAAACCCTTGAGCCTCAGCCATCTTGTCGTCAGCCGTTTTTAATGCATTCAAACCACCAACAGGAATTGGTTGGTCTGTAGAAGTTGTTAGCAAGTCGCTTGCAATAGGAGCCTCAGAAATAACTGGAGTCTCTGGGGTAGCTGTAGCCACAGGACTTGTAATGTCTGACAAGTCAACAGGTTTTTGTGGTTCCGATAAAGACGCTAAACCACCAACAGGTTCAATTTGAGCAGTTGCTTCCGCAGGTTCTAAAGGTTCTTCCTCTTTAGTTATTTCTTCTGCTGTCTCAGCTTGTGGAGCCTGCGCTAAAGTAACTTGTGGAATTACAGGTGTTGCAAGCGCTTCATCTATAACTGTGTTTTCCGCATAATCTTCTTTGGGAACATTTACAGGTTTTGTATCTATCCCAATGTCAGAAACCGCGACTGTTGCGACTATGTCATCTGGAATACCAGCACCAGTAATAGCAAGGTCAATTGGAGTTTTCTTATCGTCTTGTGCATTCCACTCGGTTGACGCAGTATTAAACTGCTCATCAATTGAGGTGTTGAGTGAGCGAGTACCGTAATCAATACTTGAACCAACAGCACTGTTTGCAAACGATGTAGCAAAGTCACCACTTCCCGTAACTTCAGAAACTACACCAGCAGAAAGGGCTTTTGTTCCTGCGTTGTAAAAAGAAGTTGCCTCTTTTAAATTAAACCCACTATCTTGAGCCAATTGGATAACGTCGTCTTTGACATAGCTAGAAACTTCACTGACTCCACCAGCAATCATACCGCCAGTAAATCCACCAGCAAAGCCGTCATCAAAATCTCCGCCTTTAATTTCAGCCATTGTTCCGTTGACTAAACCTTTGCTAATAGACGTACTAGCAACTTGGGACAAAGTCTCACTTAAACCAATATCAACAAATGCTTCAGACAACGAGGAACTAAGCGCATTTCCAGCCGAAGGAGCAAAGTACGCTGTACCCATTGATAGAGCAATATCTTCAAGGCTACCACCTCGCGACGCAGTAATTGCACCCATTGTGATTGCGGGTGGGATACCAATAGAACTTCCAGCAACAGCAATAAGAACTGGAAGTGGGTCGTCAATTACCGCTTGGACGGTGACACCAACTTTTTCAACAACGTCAACAACAACGTCACCAACGTCCTCAACAGCGTCACCAACGGACTCAACAACGCCACTAACCGACTCGCCGACATCTTCAACTAAATCTGCTACTGCACCCATGTTTATTCCCTTTCAGCCCGCTTTGGCCCTAGCTTGACTGTGACTCGAAAGCCTTTATTAGTCTTCTCAGCTTTGTAACCCATCCCCTCTTGCGGAGGGTTGCGTGAGATAGCTTTAAAAATGTTCATGATGGTTGGGTCTTCAAACTCGCTTACAAGCGTGTCAAACCCCATCTTGTATGCGCCTTGGATAAAAGCGTATGAACTCTCTAAGTAGTTGCGTGCGGTGTCGGCATTCAAAGCGCGAAACAGACCTACACGCCCTTCAGCGTTGTGGACGATAAAGAGGGTGTTACCCTCACGCACAATAGATGTACCTATCATGTTCATCTCTTTGACAAGCGCGGCGTACACCGTAGAGGCTGGATGCGGGGACTTGGTCTCCTGAGCGGCAATCATCAAAATTGCTTGCTCACCTAGTTTTTGCTTTTTGCTATCGACCAGCATCACATCCCCTTAAAGATTGCGGCGGAGTAGATGTTTCCCATCCCTGCCGCCAAACTCATTATCAAGCCATTGGGAGGTGCTGTCGATTCCGAAAGGAATATCGAATCGGTTTCTGTTCGATTTTCAATCGCTGGAACAACACCTAACTTAATGTCATCTAACAATAAAAGTGTTTCAAGCAATCCACTGCTTCCCATCGTATGACCAATTTTTTGTTTATACGAAGTAGCAACGAATGCTTTTAGCGTTTGGGTCAAAGCGTTCTTTTCAGCTTTGTTGTTGGACGCAGTTCCAGTACCGTGGGTTTTGACTATTTTAATCTCATCAGAGGAAACATTGCTATAGTGCATTGCGCCTTCCATAGCTTTAATAAAGCCCTCACCGTCCTCACATTGCCCAATTGCGTTTGTAGAACGTTCTGAAGCGCTGTAAGCACCCACCAAACGTGCATGGGGTTTGACTCCTTGTCGAGCAACCGCTTCACGGGACTCAAAGACCGCCAAGGCGGCTCCCTGCCCAATACGAAAGCCAAAGTTAACCGAATCGAAAGCGGATGGCTTTATGCCTTCTTGTTCTTGCTTTTCAGTCAACACCGCTTTGGAGTCTCCAAAGAACTCCAACACAGCGTTTGAGACACCATCCTCAACCGTCAAAACAATTACACGTTCGTAATCGTAGAAGTCAATAAGATTAACTACGTCCGTCATTACTTTAAGGCTAGAAGCGCAGGCGGACGCGTCTGTAGTGATGCTATCCATCTCGCCAAAAGACTGAGCAATACGCCCTGCGTAGACTTGCGTTAGGGTAAAGGGTAGAAACTTATAGGTGTAGGTCAGGCGCGAGTCATACGGACGTTGTCCAATACCTGCAAAGTGTGCGTTTCCACCAGCAAGAATGAACGCGGTCTTCTTTACAGGGTTTTCCCGTAGGTTGGCAAGTAACTCAGGGTCTAGGACTTTTTCGGCCAACTTATGGGGAACGTATACCAAGCCAGATTTGGTTCTGTTGTAAGTGTCTGGGAACCAATGTACTTTTTGGGGGTAGATGATGTCGTCAAAGAGTTCAACGTTCTCAGTGGAGGCTGTGCGATAGTGCGTAAGGTAAATCATTTGCACACCTCAGCAACTTCTTCCATCGACGCAGGTTCTTTTGTCTTGTTTGCCATAACAAGGTCATGTATTTCCTGAACGGACTTGGGCGTCCATTCTTTGCTCACGGCATCAGCAATGCCATAGAGTTCGTCAAAGTACATTAGCATGACCAACCCGTCGAGGCTGTCTAAACCAATGTCGTCAAACGCATCTTCCATTGATTGGGCGATGCTGGGCATGGAGTGTGCTGGTCGCGCCACCTTTGCCACATGGTTAAATATTTCAATAAAAGTCATGTTGCCGCTTCCTCAGTAGATTGATTGACTGCTCCGACCAGTGCTGATGCCCAGTCTTGCCAGTTCTCATATATGTAAGGGTCAGGTATACCTTCGTTTACAAAAACGTCGATAGCCTTTAAACCCGCCCCCCACTGCTTCCACTCCTCTTCGGGAGTATTGATTGATAGCTGTTGCGCCGCGTACGCCTCGCACATTAGACTCGACCAAGAGTTCCATGTGTGATACCGAGGGTCGTATACAAGCGCAAGCGCCATGTTAGCTTCCGTATGGTCTGGAGTCGCCCAAAGTAACCGTGAGCAAAACCTTACCCATTTGGTAATCACCACCTTGCACGTTGCTTTTAAAAATTAAACGTATCTCGCGCCTTTGTTGGCGCATATCAATCTTTCCCGTGTTTTGGTCAAACACATAGGGGTCAGACGTCACATCAGCAGACTGAGCGTAAGGGCGACCAGTGACTTGGAACGTCATCTCTTCTTGTTGGATAAAGTCAGGTTCCACGCGCTCTAAATTTACCCAAAAGTTGTCGCCCACAGGCGATGTCTGAGCAGGCCCGCCAGCGACAAAACCTAAATCACTTGTTTGAAAATAACTTTCAATAGCGTTGGCTTCTTCATTAATAACCTCATCCGTCCCAATTTCGTGTTGCCACAAAATAACTTGACCAGCTACAGTTTCAAAGTTTGCGGTCTCAACCGCTGTCGCTGTTGCGTTTGCAGACAAGGTCAAACTCAAACCAGCAAACGACATGGTTCCCGATACAGCACTGCTGTTAACTACGGACAGCGTAATAGTCGTTCCCACAATCGTGGTCACAATAGCGTTTGTGCCAATCCCTGTGCCAGTCACGGATTGATTCAACACAATTCCAGTCGCGCTACTGACAACAATAGTGCTTGCTCCAGAAGTGCCAGTCGCTGTTGGTGATGCCGCATTAGGCGTAATCAAAGAAACTACAGCGCCAGAGGGAACGCTTACGGAAACAACCTCCTGACCAACAGCAACTAAATTGTTTGGCGCAATTCTAATGACGGCACTTGCATTTGTTGTTGAAATAGATGCTGTAAAAATTACCTCCTGCTCACTTAATGTTGCGCCAGCATTGATGGGGTAGTGAAACACTTGCGAGAAGAAACCAGCCGTGCGACGAGCGCCTAAAGCCTCCCCTGCGTCATACCAACAGTCTTCTCGCACGTTGTAAATAATGCAGTCGTTGCACTCTTCTGAGTTACCAGAAGGAAAAAACCACCAAATCTCACCAAAGCGAGGAACCTTGTTGACAAAGACTTTTTGCTGTTGAGCGTAGTTCAAATTGTCAAAAAAGTAATTCTGATTGAACGTGTTTTTGATTTCCTTGACTACACCGTTGTACAACAAGAATCGGTCAACACCAATCCAATAGTAGATACCGTCATACTCAATCACACACTGACTTGACAGGATAGAAGATTGGCTGGAAATGATGTCATAGCGCCAAAAAAAAGTTTGAGGGACTGAGGAAATTGTTATGGTGGTAGGGGCGTAGGACACACGAATCAACGAATCAAGCGCCCAAAACAACCCAGATGGGGCGTTAGAACCGCCTCGCACTGGCAAGCCCTTCACAATCTTTGTAGAAGATACGTTGGTCTCGTTGGAGTCTGCGCCGTTCCAATCAAATGGGTCTCCAGCAACGCAATTCTTAATAAGACCGTTGTCGCCATATACAAAAACATATGGGTGCAAAACAACTACACCACCAGCAACTTCAATAGTGTCACCAGTTGGGGTTGTGCCATTAGTGTCTGCAAGCGGAGACAAGGTTGTGCCATTGATGTTTCCAGCTAAAACTGGGGTCACCGTTGTTTGGTCAATCTGCTCTAAGTTTCGACCAGCGTGCGCCAATAACAATTGATTTCCAGAACCCTGAGCGTCAAACGTGGAGTCAAACTGCCATAGGTTTAAATCACTTGATGTGAAAGTGGTAATTGTGGCAACTGTAATTAAAAATCCAGAACCTGAGCCACCGAGATTGGTGTTTGATGCGCTTAATATATTACCAATGACATAGTTATTACCAAAACTTGTAAGCGTCACAGAGGTTACAGCACCACCAGATACAACAATGGTGGCTTGTGCGCCAGAACCAGAACCCCCAGTTAACGGTACAGCCGTATAAGTAGCATTTACATAACCAGAACCTCCAACAAGCGTGTTTAGCGTTAAGGCTCTTCCTGTAAAAGTAAATTGATTAACACCAGAACCGATGCCAAGACTGTTAATGTTGACAACCTCAAGACCGTTGTTGTATCCATTAAAAACTGAGTTGACACCATCGACTGAGTTGACGTAGATTCCACGCGAGTATCCGTTTGCGTTGCTAACAATTGCGCGGTAGCCACCAACTTTTCTTGGACGACCGCGTTGGAAGCGAACCCAACGAGCGTCCGTGTAGAAGTTCATGTCAAAGATGGTTCCGTCCCGTTGGACGCCGGGCAACGTGTCAATGGTAAAAACCTTCTTAACCATCAGTAAGTTCCGCCAGAAATTCCACTTGTAAAGTTACCAGTCCCAACAATTGCTAAACCAGAAGCAGAAACTGTTGAGCGCAACACACCAAGAATGGCAATATTAAACTCACCCGAAGCCGCTCGATACACGCCCGTTGTGGTTTCTGATGAGAAGTTCAATGAAGGCGCTCCAACAGAACCATTGTTCAAACTGATGTTTGAAGAACCTGCAAGCACAGTGTTTGCATTAAACAAATTAACTGAGTCACAAACCAATGTAGCTTGACTACCTGTTGTCAATACTGCGGTGGCTCCAGAACCTGTAGTTATCGTAACTGTGAACGCATTGGTTGTTGCATTCACAATGTAGTACACCTGCACAGTTGCAGGCACAACAATTGTTACATTGCCAGTCAACGCACCCGTGTATTTTTGAATTACGTTTGAGGCTTCAGACGCCGTCAAGGTATAAGAACCAGACGTCACAGCTTTAGATAATTGGGTAAACGCAAACTGCGTATTTCGACCTAAACCAACTGTGTAGAACTGTGAACCACTACAAACAATGATGCAAGAATCCGCAGGTTGCAAAGCAATTGACGCAGAGCCGTTGACCAAATCACCACTGGTTCCAGTTACCGTCAAAGCGCCTGTTCCACTGTTACGCAAGAACATAAACCAATTGTCGGCAAGAGTTGATGCCAATGTTAGGGTTAACGTCCCAGCGCCACCAGTCCACACATAAGTGCTAGAACGGTCTGTTGCCAGCGCTGTGTAATTCGAGGAAAAGGTTGTGACTGGTTGGCTTTGATTCAGTGTCTGACCAATTGCCAGTAAGCCGTATCCAGCAAGAGTCGCGGCGTCCGCGCCAGAAGAACCAATACCAAAGGCGATGATGCCCCACGTTCCTGCGGTGGTTGCATTTGTAACAATATATATGTACTGGGCTTCGCCTGCGGCGACCGTCACTATAGTGTTTGCGCCCGTGTAGTCTTTGACCGTTACAGAGACAGCGCCGACGTTGCGAATCAGGGCGTCCTGACCGACCGACGCTTGATTGGCTGGAGGCATCCACAATTCGTGCGAGGCAGAGGCGGTTGATACCTCCATGATTCGAGCGGAGGCGTCATCAGTCGTTGTGCCGTTGATGGGCCACTCCAACTGCAAGTCTGTTGTCAGGATGATGCGACGATACGAAACGTCTGTCGGTTGGACAACGTTTCCTGTGAAGGGGGAATTGAAACTCATAATCAGGTATCCAATACAGTTGCTTGACGGTCACCAATACGCTGTACATCCTCAGTCTTCAAAGTCTGGATGATGAGGTCGTAGTTCTGTTGCCACATAGGCATACGCTCATCGTTCTTGACGTATGGCATAGCCTGCAACAAAGACCCATACAGCAAAGCCTGTGGGGCGTAAATAGTGAACCAATTGGTTTGGTTGGAAGAGTCAAGCGGTTGAAGACGCTCGTAATACAAAACCTCAAAATCATACGCAACATCAGGAGACGGGGCTACAAGCCAATGCGTGTAGTCATAATCCCCGTAATAAACAGGCGCACCAGTTGTTGTGGCGTTTGGGGTGTACTCACGAAGGTATTCATATTTGCGAAGCAACACGGGTTGCTTTTCATCAGCGACAGTGACGTTAAAAGAGACTGTTTTATGCCAACGAGCAGGCTTGTCAAGGATGGGTTGACCAATCGTCATGGTCGAGGTCTGCACCGTTAGGTTGCCAAGAAACTTAATTTGGCTGGCGATGATTTGCTCTGCCAACATGATGAAGAGGGGAATTTTGGCAAGCGTATCGTCGTCAGTACGGTCAAGGTAAGACTGAATATTCTCGACTAAAGAGTCGTAAGTCATTACCGATGCGGTTGCCATATTTACCCCACGTTTCGTTCAAAATGTGGACAATCCACCAATGATTTAAAGTTGCCACCCCAACGGTTTTTGGGATTTAGGGTTTCCCAATAAGCACCCAAAGGCGCAAGGATGCCTTTGTCCCATATTATCTGCCCATCCTTGAAGAAGTTCAAGTCGATGGCACAGCGTTTGAGGTGGATGGAGTTAAGGGTTTTGGAGCGTCCTGTTTTGACGTAGATGGCTTGTTGTTCAGGAGTGCGGGCAAGTTCACCTCCAGTGACCATGAAACCCTGCTCTGTGGCGTATTTAATGAGGGTGCAAGCATCCAACAGAAATGCGGCTTGTTCTTGGCTTAAGCTCATTTTTTACCTCGCATATCAGCAATTTTTTCGACCGTTCTACCAGCAAAATATGCGCCCATCACTAGCTGTCCCCAGCCAGCAAGCAAATTTACATATCCTTCATTAGCGTTGTACCCAAAAGCCGACATGGTTGTAAAAATAAAATAAGCCGCCAAAATGGCTATAAGGCTTATAGGGCGTATGTTCTTGGATAACCAAGAGTCAGATGCCATGTCAGCCTTCCAACGGTCGGTGATATTGTTTTCTTGATTTGCTTGCGCCAACAACAAGGCTTTAAGTTCTTCCTGCTCAATACGAGCCTTCTCAATACCCAACTCAAGCAAACGCTCTTCGTGGTCAAACTGAAGCTGACGCAGTTTGCTGACCTCTTCGGGGTTTGGGTTGTCTGAAATCTTTACGCCAAGCGTTTGCTCAACAACCTCTTTACCCTTTGCTTGAATAGCAGAAGCAAGAAGTCCAAGACCATTTTCAGCCAACGTACCCAATAACGCTCCTATGATTGGAATCATTTGTTTTCCTTTAGTTCACGTTTCAACTTACGCAACTCTTTTATCTCTTGCTTGAGTTGCGCTCGCATATACAGAGTCTCTACATATGCCATTGATGTAACTCCAACAATTATGCATATCGCCACTCCTATCAATATCCAGAAGACCAACTTCGTAGTTGCCACATGAACCACCCAAAGATTAAAGATATGAATGCCACGGCAATTACTCCACTTGTTAACTCAATGAACCTAATCTCTTCCTGTTCTTTTTCCCACCTAGCTTTTCTAGCCCTACGAATCATCTCTGCCCTAGCCCACTCCTGTTCACGCTCAATCTTTCCATGCATCACTAAAAACCTGCTATACATATTCTTCATTTCAGGAGGTGCGTAGACCATAGCCTCACGAGTCTGCTCCATCAACTTCTCCATCTGCAACTCAATAAGCACCCTCTCCGTCGCTTTCTTTGAGGTGTTTTGCTCAGGATTAAATTTGTTTTTTGATTCCTCTTCTAATTCAAGATAGTGGTTTGTAATCTGTTGTTGTGCATCAAAAAGAATTCCGAGGTTTGTCCCAATATCTGAGATAAGTCGTGTTTCAAGTTCCTCGTAGGATTGTTTGGTTGCTTTCTTTTGCGCCACAGGCTTGGGCGCGGTTGTCTTGTCGGGTGATTTAAAGAAACCAAGGAACCAGTCCCAGACTCCTTTAATAGCTTTGACGTCTCCAATTGCTTGTTCAACAGTCTTTTTAGCGGAGTCGACCTCCAAGCGACCAGCGTGGAGGAGAGCGCATCCCTGTTTAATGACACCATAGGCACTTTGTGCCATAAGTAGGATGCTGATAGGGTCAATGACTCACCTCTATCGAATGATGAACTTCATCAATAGTTCAGCGACTGAACCAGTTCCAAAGAGAGTCATCGCCGCGATTAAGTACAGGATGTACTCAATACGTTGCATACGCTTAGAGCCGTCGTCAAATCGCTTTTGAATGGATTCATAACGAGACGCACAAATTGCTTCGTGGACAGCAAGTTTCTTGTCAGTCTCCGTGGCAAGTTCGTGTATATCGCTCATCTTTACTCCGTCGGTTCAACCGAGGGCTGTTCCTTAGCCTCTTTTTGAATTGCTTCAATAAGCTGAAACACTTCTTGGTAAGGACGAGTGCCTAAGTACCCCATGATGGAGTTAAGAAGTTGAGTTGAGAGTTGTAGTTTTTCCATGATGTTCTCTTATGGTTTTGGATATTTAGTCTTAACTGCTTGGCAGTCAGCAATGTACTTGGCAATCTGCGTTTGGTCACCCTTGACCACACCGTCTAGGTAGTCGATGAAAGATGGGTACTCAACCTGACGCTTGGCTATGTACGCTTCTGGGTCAACCCATGCGTTAACAGCATCTATATTAATTTCAACTTTATTACCTTGTGCATCAAAAGCACCAGTTCCGTCATCAATAGTGACAACATTTGAATATAAAGCCCGAATTGCTTTGTGGTTCATGCCGCAATCTCCATAACTGTTATTGTTGAAGCAAATCTTCCATTAGAACTGTTTGAATCACTTTGAGTTCTATTAAAATAAAATGTTCCCGCTGTAATAAAAAATTGTATTTTGTATGTTGTAGATGATGTTGTTGCGGGACTATCTAAAAAACTAATAGAAAATGGATTAGATTGGTTTACATCAAGTTGATACGAATTAGTACTTGCTTGTGTAGTACTTCCAGCTGCATCTCCAATACATATTGCCGTACTTCCTCTAACTAATCGGAGGTTTGAGCCACTTGTTGCTGATTGACCACTACAAGTTCCAGTAACTGTTACATATATTTTACTAGAAGAGCTTGTTGGGGTAATTGAAACAGACATACTAGTAATATCTGTAAATGAATTAGTGGTAGTAGATGTGAATGAATCTGTTTTTGTTGTGCTAACCACTTGCAACACAGACCCCGCAGGCAATCTAGCAACTGCAATAGTTCCTGTTAACTGTGTAGCAACTATGCTTTTATTAGTAAGCGTCTGAGTATCCGTTAAACCCACCACAGCACTAGCAGGATTACCTACTCCACCCGCAGGGAAGGTTACGCCACTTGTGCCGTCAATAATTGTTGGCATTATTTATACTCCTTCTAGCGCCACGATTCGGGCGGTTAGTGCGTTGATTGTTTCGGCTTGTGTGTCGTTCAGCGCCTTGAGTTCTTGTATTGCTTTGACCAATACAGGAACTAATGCTTCGCCTTGATACTTGAGATTTTCTTCATCTTCGTTATCAATAATGACATTGTCTTGACCTTCTAATGCAAGTATTTCTTGCGCCAAAAAACCATAACGCTTGCTACCATGCGCTGTGTCATCTTCACGAGATTTTTTGAAGTTGTATGAAACAGGATTTAATTGCTGTACAAAATCTAAACCGTGACCAATAGGGACAATGTTTGTCTTATCACGAGCATCAGAAGTTACAGTCCAAGCCACCTTAACATAAGCATTGGTAATACTGTTATCACCAATAACAGCACGGTAAGATTGAGTGGTTATATTAAAAACTGCATCCGTACCTGAATCAATACCAATAGCAAGGTTAGCAGAACCAGTTGTTGTATTTCTTCCACTGCCATACCCCATAAAACTATTATAACTAGCAGTATAAGAAGCATTGTTACCAGAACCTTGTCCAACACAAACATTGTAACCACCTGTGGTATTTCCATAAAGAGCCTGATAACCCACTGCTGTGTTGCTAGGGCCTGTTGTGTTGGAAAATAAAGTCTGCATTCCTAGTGCCGTATTGCTTGCGCCAGTGTCATTTGCGTATAAAGAATAAGTACCAAACGCTGAGTTTTGACCACCGCTTCCAGTAGCCGCTGTGTACATTGCACGATAACCAAGGGCAGAATTGTTTTGACCTGTGTTTGAATATCCAGCACCAGAGCCAACGTGTGTGTTTTGGTTGCTGGTTGTGTTTGTATACCCCGCCTGAAACCCTATTGCTGTGTTGTTAGAGGCTGTGGTATTGGCTTGAAGTGCTTGCACCCCCATAGCCACATTTGAACCACCAGTAGTTGTTGAAAGGAGTGCGTTATACCCAACTGCGGTATTGTTACTTGCACCATTCAATGTTTTTAATGCACTTGTACCTACTGCCGTATTTTGATAATCATTTTGAGTCGCTAAAAGTGCTTGATAACCAACTCCAACATTGTCCAATCCTGTCAAATTGGCTGTTAATGCTTGATAACCATTTGCAACATTACGTCCCGTGCCTGAGTTACTAGCCGCTAAAGCACTAACGCCTAAAGCCGTATTAGTAGACAAAGCATTTGTGCCTTTACCTACTGTTAGACCTGAGATGGTTGCGTCACCAGATATTGTTGGAGTTGTTATCGTAGGGCTAGTTCCCAATACATTAGCACCCGTACCCGTAGAAGTTGTTACTCCTGAACCCCCAGAAGCAACAGGAAGAGCATTGGTTAATGTAACTACTTGAG